TGTTCTATAGAGCAATTGATTATGCTCGAACATATGCAAAGACAGATGGATTTCATTTTGATTATTGGCATGAAAACAATAAACAATTCCTCACCGAGTTGAGTGCCATGCTATTGAAGATACAAAATTCATATGATCGATGTTTACGAAAATTTGAAAATGAAACAATAGCAAATGAAGCATGGATGAAGAAGAAAAAGACTACACAAGAAGATATTCTTGGAATCAAAAATTATATTCAAAATTTTACTCATCATATGAAAGAATTAGAGTATGAAAATTTTGATGAAACTGATTGGAGAAATTTCTCAAGCATTGCTTTTATATTAAAGATGAAAAATATAAAATATTTGCCCTTGATCAAATGAAAAAATATCTCGGTGAGAATCATATCATCATAAAGGAGTTTTCTGATGGAAATAAAAATTAATGTATTGGATGCAGGATTTGTTGAATATGTCGATCATATGGGATCAGATCTTACAATCGTAAATGCAGCGAGAGTGTCTTTCAATAAGCAAAGTGACTGGGACAGTGAACCAAATTCTTCTGGAATTAAGGAAAGACAACTTTCTGTAAAAGATTCAAAATTAATCAATTATCTTGCTGAACATGAGCATTGGACTCCCTTTGCTCATACCAGTATTACAATGAGAATTAAAGCACCAATTGCTATTCGTACTCAACTTTTTAAACATAAAGTTGGATTTGTTGAAAATGAGGTGTCTCGTAGATATGTTGCTTATACTCCAGATGCTTATCATCCATTTTGGAGAGCAAAACCAGTTGGAGGAGCAAAGCAGGGTTCTGAGGATTTCGTGAAAGATAATGAAAGTAAGAGTCATTATCAACGAACATATAAAAATGCTGTAGAACAGTGTATAAATGTCTACAATGAACTTATAGATAAAGGAGTTGCCCCAGAGCAAGCAAGATTTGTTTTGCCGCAGGGTGTCTATACCGAATGGTGGTGGACTGGATCTCTTGCTGCGTTTGCACGGGTTTATTCGCAAAGATCAGATCCAAATGCTCAGTGGGAAGTTAGAGAATATGCAAAGGCATTTGACCAAATTATAGAACCTCTATTTCCTGAAGCGTGGTATGTGTTGACAAAGGAGAATACATGAGAGAATTGCCTTCAGATTATCAGAAATTTATTCACACTTCGCGGTATGCTCGTTGGTTGGAGAAAGAGAAGCGGAGAGAAACTTGGGATGAGACAGTTAATAGATATTTTAATTTTTTTGAATCCCATTTAAAGGATAAAGGATACGAATTACCAGCAGAACTTAGATCAGAATTACAGGAGGCCGTCCTCAATCTTGAAATAATGCCCTCTATGCGCGCTCTGATGACCGCTGGGGATGCTTTAAAGCGAGATAATACCGCAGGGTATAATTGTTCCTACGTCGCTGTGAACCGTATACGCGCGTTTGACGAGATTCTATATATTTTGATGTGTGGTACTGGGGTAGGATTTAGTGTGGAGCGTCAATATGTCGAAAAACTTCCAACTATTGCTGAAGAATTTACAAATTCTGACACCACGATCATGGTGGAAGATAGCAAGGCTGGTTGGGCTAAGGCTTTTAAAGAACTTATCTCCCTACTCATTGGAGGTCAAGTACCAAAATGGGATTTATCAAAAATTCGTCCTGCTGGGGCCCGCCTCAAAGTCTTTGGTGGTAGAGCGAGTGGACCAAGACCGCTTGAAGATCTCTTCAAATTCACCATTGATACTTTTAAGAGAGCAGCAGGGAGAAAACTTACATCAATTGAGTGTCACGATATCGTTTGTAAAATTGCAGAAATTGTCGTGGTGGGAGGAGTCCGTAGATCTGCTCTTATTAGCCTATCCAATCTCACAGATGAAAGAATGCGAGATGCCAAATCAGGAGCATGGTGGAACGAAAATCCCCAAAGGGCACTCGCAAACAATTCAGTCTCCTACAAGGAAAAACCAGAAATAGGAGTGTTCATGGATGAATGGGTTTCGCTATATAAGTCAAAGAGTGGAGAACGAGGTATTTTTAATCGGGATGCGTGTCGCAGAACTGTATCTAAACTTGGAGAACGCCGTGACTCATCCTATGAGTTTGGTACAAATCCTTGCAGTGAGATTATTCTACGCGATCGCCAATTTTGCAATCTTACTGAGGTTGTAGTAAGACCAAACGATACTCCAGAGACTCTTGCAAGAAAAGTAAGATTGGCAACAATCCTCGGAACTTTCCAGGCAAGTCTTGTTCATTTTCCATATCTTTCATCTGAGTGGAAAAAGAACTGCACTGAAGAATGTCTTTTAGGTGTTTCTCTTACTGGTATTCTTGATAATAAAATGATGCGTAGTGGAAAGGAACTCCCTGCAACTCTAGAAAATCTCAAGGAAATTGCAATTCAAGTTAACAAAGAATTTGCAAGTAAAATAGGAATTAATCCTGCTGCTGCAATTACTTGTGTAAAACCATCAGGAACAGTATCTCAATTGACTGATGCTGCGTCTGGAATTCATGCAAGACACAACGAATATTATATTCGCACAGTTCGAGCAGACAAGAAGGATCCTCTCTGTCAGATGATGATTGAGATGGGATTCCCATATGAACCATGCGTTATGAAACCAGACCATACTATGGTATTTTCATTTCCAATGAAAGCAGTTGGATCTGTTACACGAAATGACCTTACCGCAATAGAACACCTTGAACTTTGGTTGATATATCAAAGACATTGGTGTGAGCATAAACCATCAATAACCGTGACTGTCAAAGAGCACGAATGGATGGAAGTAGGTGCTTGGGTATATAAACACTTTGATGAAATTAGTGGAATTTCGTTTCTTCCACACTCCGATCACTCGTATCGTCAAGCACCATACCAAGACTGCACTAAGGAAGAATATAAAGAAGCACTAAATAATATGCCAAAGAACGTTGATTGGACTAAACTTTGTAGTTATGAGAAAGAAGATACCACTAAGGGAACTCAGACCTTCGCTTGTAGCGGAGATAAATGTGAGTTGGTGGATCTTACAAATTAAGGAGAATATATGAAAAAGATTTTAAATGTCGTACTAGCAACTTTTATTTCACTTTTTGTCACAACAACATCATTTGCTCAAGAGGCAGAAGTAAAGAATGATTTTAATTTTAAGGTTGATCTAACCGAAGAATTGTCTTTCTATAATCTTGAGAACGGAACCATCACTGAGTGGAACACAAATCTAACAATTAATGATCTTTTCGAAGACGTTAAGATTGATGTGTCACTTCCAATCTATAATGATCCAAATGATCCAGAATGTGGCAGAGAACTAAGTTTCCAATTAAACAATGGAGTTTACGGAAACAGTGGAGTCGGTGTTGGTGACATTGGCATTAAGTTGACATATTTTGATGCATTCAAAATAGAGAAGGTTGATTTTGATGTTGTTGCTGGTGTCAAGATTCCTCTTGATGGAGCGTTTTCCTCAAGCGATCTTACTCCCTTCGTTGGACTTGAGTTTGAAGTCCCAGTGGATAAGTTTGTTGTAAAGGAAAGTGTTGTATATAACTTTGTAGACGACTATACTTACAATCCAATGTTTGGTGGTTTTGTTAATTCAAATATTTTTGAGTCAACCACCAATGTAGTTTACAATGTTTCTGATAAACTTGATTTGAGCGGAAATGTATTTGCAGCATTTGCAGATGGTCAAACAGCAATTCTTGCTGGACCATCCGTGACATATAAGGTTTCAAACAACATTGAAGCATCTGCTGGAATTGCATTTGCTGTAGTTGATGAACTTGAGTTTGATTCCCTAGACAGTGTAGTTTCATTTGGTATTCATTTTAAGTTTTAAGTAAGAAATTAGTCCAATCAATGCCCCACCTGAGATAGCATCTCAGGTCCGACAACCCCCAGAAATGGGGGTTGTTTCTTTTATAAATAATTTTATGTATGAATATAAAATAAAAGAAATCACAAAGGTAGTTGACGGAGATACATTGGATGTAATTTTTGATTTAGGTTTTAGTATGTTTATAAAGCAAAGAGTTAGATTAGATGGAATTGATACCCCAGAACTGTTCAGTGGTGATGAAAATGAAAAGAAATTTGGTCTTGATGCAAAAGAATTCGTGGAAAAGTGGATATCTGAACAGAAAGAAATAGTAATAAAAACATCAAAAGATGACAAATATGGTCGTATTTTGGGAAAATTGTATGGAAATGATGAGAAATGTTTGAATACTGTATTAATTGAATCTGGGTATGCTTGGGTATACCCAATCAAAGAAAAAAATTATGATATTCTTCTGGAGAGAAGAAAAGCCTAAATACTATAGGAGGATTGATATGAAAAAGATAATGTCGGCAATGTTTTTGTTGATTTCTTTGCTATGTTCTTCTGTAGCGTTTTCACAAACAGATCCAAATGGCAAGATTAATCTATCAATGGTTTCTCTTGCCGATCAACCTGCACAAATTGGACAGACAATTGATGTTCAGATCAAAATGAATGCAGACACCACAGATCAGAGATTTGTTGTGGCAGATATAATCTTTGGTTGGGACAACACCAAGTTGGAGTTTCTTGAGGTAGACCATACTGGATCACATCCATACATTTGGCTTCCACTATCTGGATTGCCATGTGTAGAGGATGAAAATGGAAATGCAATTGATGATCCTCTTTGTAATGGTCTAAGAGATTTTTATGGAATCAATGAAGCAATGCCACCAGCAGACGGTAATGGTCTTTATTTTGCATATGGTGAACTCGGACAAACATTCATTCTCACCAATGAAGAAGTAAATGTTGCCCGTTTGCGTTTTAAGGTGATTGATTCATTCACCGAAACTGAAGTTTTCTTTATCCCAGAAATGACAGCAAATTTTACAGAGAAGACAAGAGTATATGGCAGTTATATTCCTGGTCTAGATGTTCTGGGAACGACCATAAATGCTGTGATTGTCGGAGCACAAACACTTGCTGGCGATTTTGATGGAAATGGTGCAGTAGATTCTGCTGACATGGCAATGCTTTTGAGCAATTGGGGAGTATCCACTTTTGGAGAAAATCCATACGACCTTGATGGTGATGGTGTTGTGGGTGCTTCTGATTTGACAATATTAATTAGTAATTGGAGTTAAAATGGATATACCAGACTTAGAAATACCAGATTTAGAGTTAGAGGATTACAAGGAACCAGATTCAACAGTAGAAGACATAAAGGATGAGAGCGGTGGTTCTCATGTGTTTGCTTGGATTGGTTCTGGTCAGGGTGGTGGAAGAATAGCAAAAGCATTCTATGACCGTGGTTACAAGAAATGCATTGCAGTGAATACATCAAAACAAGATCTTTCAATATTGGATATTCCAGATAATCAAAAACTGCTTCTTGATATCGGAGAAGAAGGAGCAGGAAAGGATATGGAAAGAGGAGCAAATGCAACTCTCAAATATAAGCAAGAGATTTTTGATCTTATGCGCAAAACTTACGGCACTCATGTTGATCATATTATGGTTTGCATTGGTGCTGGTGGTGGTAGCGGAAGTGGTTCATCTCTTGTTTTGATTGACATTGCAAAGAAATATATGAAATTCATTGGTCATGATAATCCAGATCAAAGAGTTGGTGTTGTTATGTCCCTGCCAACTCGCGGAGAATCAACATCCCCAAAGGTTTCATATAATGCATATAGAGTTCTAAAGCAAATTGGTGGTCAAGCAGAGAGAAAAGAGATTTCTCCTCTTGTTATTCTAGATAATGCACGAATTGAAAAGATGTACACAAACTTAACAGTCAAGGAATTCTGGAATACAATTAATAGTACAGTATCTGGACTGTTCCACATCTTTAATGTGCTTTCAAAGCACCCATCCCAGTACACGTCATTTGATCCTACTGATTATGCCACTACATTCCGTTGTGGTGGTGTGATGGTAATGGGAGTTTCTAAATTAAACATTGATGGAAACAAACCAGCATCAAAGTCATCAAATGAAACAGAGATATCAAAATCAATCAAGAGTAACATTGACAAAACATTATTAGCAGAAATTGATATTTCAGATGGAACATTTGCAGCGTGTTGCGCTGTTGGTGGAAAAGATCTAATGGAAAATACACCAGGACTCATGGATAGTCTTTCATATGGGTTTGATACATTGTCTTCTCTTGTACCAAATGCAACATTCCATCGTGGAATATACGAAGACGAAAAACCATCTCTCAGATTATACACATTGGTTTCTGGTCTTAAAATACCAGGCAAGAGATTGGATCAATTTAGAATGAATTTTGAAAATAAGATGTTTGATGAAAAGCACCCATTTGATTCTTAACTAGTCGGAAGAAACTAGTGAACAGAGAAGAGTTAACTCTTCTCTGTTTTTTAATAAATACCTATATGCATATTGCTGGAATTGATTATTCGTTGAATGGACCTTGTATTTGTGTCTTCGACACAAAGAATAGATTTAGTTTTAACAATTGTTCTTTTTACTTTTTAACCGATACCAAGAAATATGCGACAACATTTCATGGAAATATTCATGGAGAATTATTTCAGGATTATGAAGAAGATTGTGAAAGATATGGATCAATTTCCGATTGGGTTATGAGGATTTCTATCGGATGCTCTAGAGTCGGCCTAGAAGGATATGCATACAATGCTACTGGTAGAGTATTTAATATTGCAGAGAATACTGGAGTCCTTAAATATAAGTTGTATCAAGCATCTATACCCGTTGATATAATTGAACCAACAGTTGTTAAGAAACTAGCAAGTGGTAAGGGTAATGCAGATAAACAAATGATGTTTGATTCATTCTTTGAAGAAACGCGAATAGATCTTCATACAATGATAACTCCCAACAAAACACACGTTGGGAGTCCAGTGACTGATATAGTTGATTCTTATTATATCTGCAAGCAGTTATTTCATGAAATTATTGGAGTTTAAAAAAGATTCAATAATCTTTCTTCTCCTCCTCATTGGACCACTTTTGGTGTATCTTCTTTGCGCTTTAACTGGAACTGCTACATCTTCTGGTCCACCAATACCAGCAATTCCCCCACCACCAACACTCATTTCTTCTTTTAATTCTTCTTCTTCTGTGTGATCTACAAAAGGAACATTTGGATGTGGTTGTTCTCTTTCATTTGAAAATCCTCTTTCAATGCCTCTTCTTCTATTTTGGGCACTGAATCCATTAATACCTTCTTCTGTCATCTTAGCAAGGTTAACGTCTTGAAGTTCGCCAGTTTCATTGGGGGTTCCAAGTGCAGATACAACTCCTTCATGTTTACCATTTCCGTGTGGTACAAGTGCAGCAATATGTTTTGATTCATGGAATTGTTGCAACATAATATGTTTTGCATCTGCAAGATGTTGCATGTGCATTAATAATTTTGTAATGTTTGGTTTATTTTGTTCTATGTGATCTTCTAATTCTTGTTGAAGTTTACTTCTACCTTTATCTGACATTTTTCTTTGGGTTGACTTTTCCATATAACCATATGAAGTTCTTGCCCCATGTATTGGTCTGGTTAGATAAGTTGCAATACTTTCATGTGATCGTTTTCCAGTTGTGGCAACAACTTCATTTAAATATTCTTGCATAAATTTATGCAATTTCTTATCTCCTGCAATTGATTTTGCATAATCCTGTACTTCTGGTGTCAATTCACTTTCTGCTCTTTTTAAACTTCTGGTGACTTGTCTATTTCTTGTTGGTGTCAACATGACATCACCTACCTTGATTTTTGGATCAACCACTAAGACATTATCATGTTTTAGATTTTCAACATTTGGTGCATTGGATGTTCTGACTAAATTGTTATCTTCATCCACATCGTATTCGCTGTGGATTGCAATTCCAACTCCATGTGGAGTGGCATTATATGTTACTGTATTTGGTCTTACCTTGTCATCTACTTTATCTTCGTGTCTTGCCCAGAGTAAATCTCCTTGATATGCTTTTCCAGGCTCAATTGGCATTTGTTTGATATGGCGAAGTAATAATTTTGCGTCCTTTGCCCACGGAACATTAGCAGCATCTATTTCATCTTCAGTTTTTAACATTTTCTTTGCATTTTTATTCATTATAAAATGATGACCCTCTTTTGTTCTGCCAGTTGTAAAAGACCATCCTCCATCAAATTTCCAAGAAACACTATGATTCTTTGTTTCCTCTCCATTTAGGAATTTTTGCATTAACTGGTAATGTTCAAGTCCCTTATTTGGATCTCCGTATATTGCCCAATCACCCATGTGTGTCATGTGACCAGTTGTTTGTGGTTTTTTTGATTTCACAACCCCTGGTGTTTTTGTTTCTAATAATTGAATTGTTTTTATTAAATCTATTAGTTTTATCATTTTAACTCTCTAAGAATTTTGTCTATTCTGTGATCAGTATTAATTAACTGTATGTCAACTTCTGGTATATATTTGGGCAGATACTGTAGGTAACACAAAAATGATTTCAAATAAGAATGAAGATCTTTGTGGATTCTATGAAAAAGTATTCTAACACATGCTTCAGCACCAAAGACATTTTGTAAAACTATGATATGATTTAGTATTAATCTTTCTTTTAAATCATTATTTTTTTTATACTTTATAAGAAGTCTCTTGACGTACTTAATTCTATTCATGTCTTCATAAAATTCTTCTAGACCTTTTGATGGTCCAGAATACATTTTCATGGCATATAGAATAAAATTATCACTGTCTAGTCTTTGCATTTTACTTCTTTTTCTTTAGCATTTTCTTTACATTTTCTATTCTCTTTTGAGATTTTATCTTTTCCTCAACTGCCTCAGCAACTTGTTGATTCTCTGGTTCAAGATTTCCAGATAAAGAAAAACCAATAGGGTTTTGTACAGAATTGATTGTTAATCTGTATTTTGGAAGATCGCTTCCATTATCAAATCCTTTTGATAAATCAGTTTGTGGTGTAACACCAAATACATCTGCGTGATTTACCATAAATGTATTTGATTGTTGTATTGGCATGTTATTATCAAAGTCAAAATCTAAATTTAGATGATTTAGTTTCGTTTTTAGTTCTGCTATGTTTTGGTGTGGATTTAATACACCCTTTGATAAGTGATTATTGATGAATGAATTGATTCTATGTAAACCCTCTGTTGTTTGAGGATTCATTCTATCTTTCCCTTGTGCTGCTTCTGCATCAAAGGGAGAAAATATACTTGGGTATTCTGTTTGTCTTGGCATTATAAGATCCTTTTATATATTTAGTCTTTACCTTTTTTCTTACCGTGCTTTCTTCGCCATTCAATATATGTTGCTAGTCTATGCTCTGCATTTTTTGGACTATCACCCTTCACAACTACCTTAACCTTTCCTCTTAATTTTCTTGCCCTTACATCTCTACTCGCAATCATTTTTTTTGTCATTTTTCCACGATGCGCTTCGTTTTCCACTTTTTCATTGATCGCTTTTGGTTTTTGCACTGGTTTTGGTTTTGGTTTTGGTTTACCTTTACCACCACAACCACAACCTTCAGTTAGAAATTTATCTTTAACTTTAAGTTGAATATAATTTAAAGAAGATTCTGATGTTGGTACGCAATTTGGTACTTTTTTCCCATTTTTGTTTTTCATTCCTATTGCCTCATATCCTTTCCAGCATGGATTTTTCATTTTCTTTTTTGCTTCTATTAGTAAGTCTATTTTTGATTCATAGGATTCGTTTGTATCACATCTGCAACCCCACACACGGAGTGCTGCATTGATCTTACTCTTTGGATCATTTGCTGTTTTTGAACTAGTTCTTCTTTTTTTCATTCCACACATGCGAGCACAAAATGATTTTCTGCGTTTTTGTGTTTTCTTTGAT